CTTTACATCAGGTATCACGGCCCTGGGTGGTGAGCCCAATTTGCGATACCGCTTGAAAAATGTAATGTTTTTGGTTTAACTTTCCGGCGAAAGATAATGCTCGGGGCATTATTGCCTGTAAATAAAACTGTATATTTCTGTCTTATCAAACAGATTTGCGGTACTCAAGACCAAAGGCTGAGAACCCGGCACCAAACGCAGCGTTGCTGTTGTAAATGATTGGTACTAAGTATCTCAGTGTTGGCACAGCCTGGACAGCGGTATCCAAAGCAAGTGTGACAAGGGACTCGACAAACTTGCTAGCAACACTCACTTCACCGGTTGTACACCCGATCACATTGGAGAATGTGTCAGGCTTAAAGATAGTAGGAGACTTGGTAATAGATCCTTGCCAAGTTCCAGCGTTATCAAATGCATACCACTCAACATCAGTAACATTCACATTATTGAGGATGGTGGCAGGTGTGGTGCCGGTGACAGAGAAGGCAGTTGAAAGATCCAACTTGCCCTTGCCTTGCGCGCCGGACACGTCTAGTGCATAGTTAACACTACCGGTTGTACCTCCGAATCCGAAGGTCATGAGAGGGACGCCCAAATAACCCGCGCGCACAACCTTGATCGGACTCGACGGAGTGGGATTAAGATTGACATTGGGCACTGGGAGTCCGGGGAAACCTGTTCCAACGGCGGTGGTGACTGCAGTTGTTGCTGGGGCATTACCGGCATTAGCGTAGCCGGTTTGAACCTGGACAGGATCGTTAACAGGTGTTACAAGTTCAACTTCATATTCAACCCAAACATCCATGAGCAAATTGGTCGTGGGTGTGTCGAACGCACACATCATGAACCCTGAATAAGAGGTACGTTGTTCGATGTACGTGGACCTGCCAGTAGCTGATACATACCGGTAGGGAAGATCACGATTCAGGGCATTTGGGTTGCACACCAACTCACACTCCTGCCAAACGGCGGCCTCAACGCTACTTATGTTGCCCATGAGCTCGGACTTGGTACTAGCGACCAAGTCGTCAAAGTCATAGTCAATAGCGGCGTAAAACCTGCCAGCTTGGCTTGTGGGTGAAGATGGTATGAAGTGAAACTTGACCTTGTTGAACCGAAAACGCTCATAACAAGGTGCGATACGCGAGAGCCAGGGGAAGAGATCAGAGCAAGACGGATTTAGATCATAGCCAGGTGTGGCCGCACTTATAGACGTAAGTGCGAATCCGGTTGCTGCGCCATTGGTCGCGGTTCCAACGAACTCACGACGGTGAATGACGATTCGGTCGCTTCCGTTAATGCGAGGGCCTGTAGCCACAGCACGCACACCGTAAGACACGGGTGCGATAGTGCGGTCCACTGATTGAGACTTGGATTTGGTTGATTTAGACATTTTACTTTTGCTCGACTTCATGTTGTATTGGGTGCCCGACATGAAAACGGGGACTGTTCATCACACTCACAATCGTTACCCGTGCAGTCTCTAGACTCTACGACTTGCGTCTTGGTACGGTTAAATTAAGGCTATGCCACCGTTTTGGGTAATTAAGGTGTGACCCAATTAGTAATGAATTCTACGCTCAGGGTGGAAATCCATACGATTCCCACACGGGGTGATTTGGTTGAAGTATTCCTCAAAGTAGTATTGAATCTGAGGCAAAGTCTTAAAGGCCAGTGCAAAAGAGGCCCGCGCGGATGGAGTGATTTCACTGACCCTAGTGTCCAACCCGCGCGACATTTGCCACATACCACTCTCAGTAATGGCTCCACCAACATGGCGAAGGAGTCCCTCTGAAAACTCCTCACCATCGCCAAACTTTAACATTGCGGAGTAAAAGCTCTGGAAAATGGGTAGCCCGTAAGTCAATGCAAGACCGCACTTTCCTAGAGCCACCCAATAAGCAGACCACTCACGCTTAGACCACTTCTTCAGTATGGTTGTATCTTTACTTAGCACGAGGCGGGGATCACGCACCATGCGCCAGAGTGAACCATCATAAACTGGATGGGTCTGGCAAAAAGAAATTTCTTCAAAGATGT